AGTTCATCAGCATCTGTTTCATTGCAGTCTCCTTCCCATGCCATCCAACCATCATCATCTTCAAGAATTCCATAGTATTGTTTACCCATGAAGTTTCTAAACTCATCTTCATAAGTCATACTAGCACTTACTTCAGTATCATACTTACTTGCGTAGAACTCCATTATATTTATTACTAACTCGTGAGGTTGTCTCCATGCTGAATAACCAGCAATGTATCCATCCTGCATTTCATCTATATGACACCATTTAGCACCTACGTTATCGCAGTACCAGTCATATGAGTTCTCTAACTCCCCATCTTTATCCAATCGTTTTTCTACTCTAGACATGAATGGTTGGTGTTCTAACTCTACCAATTCTGTGATTTCCATATCGTTGTCACTCCAGTCTTTGATAGTTCTTTTCTCAGTCTTAACGCACTCGTTAAACTGGTCGTCTTCAATTCCCTCTATATGAATTGTAAAGTGTACATGATTTGCCATTATATGTCTCCTTCTGCTCTTACTTCTGAGCGTACGATTTCAAATCCATTCGGATATCTACTTTCTAGTTTGTTAATATTCTCGTCCATTACTTCGTCTGGAGTAAACCCAAGAGCAATACACCCTTGAACCCAGTACCAAAGTACATCACCTAGTTCTCTTTTCATGTGAAAAATCTCATCGTTTGTGAACTGTGTATTGTTCTGAAATACTTTCTTTTTCACTACCTCAGCAAACTCTCCTGACTCTGCCATCATTCCTATCAGTGCAGTCATCAATCTTGCCATGTCGATTTCACACTCTATTAGTTTACCATTCTGCATTGTATGATTTCCCATCAATTTATCTAGTCTATCACACATTTTAGTAGTATCTTTACTTGTTTCAGACGTGCAAGAGTCTACGAATCTCGCATAATCATTTATCTTACTCACGCTACACCTCCTGCAATGTCGCTTATGAACTTTTCTAGATTTTCTACTTGTTTCTTATCAAAACCTAACTCTAGGTCTGCACTACTAATCCATCTGCCATCTTCCAATTCAATGTCCATGAACTCACAGTTTCTTGCTGGGCATTCCCAGTGTTCAAACTTCTTCTGTGTATCTTTAGGGTATGCTATTCTCTTTATTGTACTACCATTCGCTCGCATACCTACAGCGTAATGTTTGTTATATTTATTTGCCAATGTCTTTTACCTCTTTCTTTGGTATCACTTGATATGCACCTTTATTGTAAGCAATAGATACCGTGTACTGCTTTGATACTTCTTTTTTATACGAGTTGTCTACTGGTACTTTGTACTCTCCGACAGGCATACTTGGTATGCTACTCGCTTCCTTAAATTGTTTTGCCTTTTGTTTAGCGAAATTAGGCGTCGCTTTCTTACTAGTGTATAGTTTCTTTACTTTACGCTTACGACCATGTTGGTCATACATCATACTGCCCTTTATCATAGTATTCTCCCTAGTATAAAAACCTGTAGAATTAGTACTAATACAGGTACTACTGTTCTTATTAGTTCAAGTCTATGCTTCATGTCTCTGATGTCTGCTTCTATACGCTTTGCTTTCTTAGTCATTAGTTTCTCCTTCTATTTTGATTTGATTTAATTCGCACACTCTGTTTAGTAGTATTTCATATTCTGCTGTCAACTCTACTATATGCTCGTTCAACGCTTCCAAGTCGTCAAGACACATCTTGATTTCTTCTTCCTGCACTTTTAGGTTTTGCACTAATCGTTGCATTTCTGTCCTTTCGATTGGAAAGCGTATCACTATCCCCATTATCGTCCCTGTCCTCTGTACTTTTTGAACGAACGCTTCTTGTTTTTATTCATATTCAGACTGACTCTGTTGTGTGAATCACCTTGTGAAGTCTTTTTCTTGTGTGACTTATGCACTGCTTTACCACCCCACTTCATGACTTCACCACCCATTCAATTTTGATACCTCTACGCTGAAGTTCGTTTATGCACTTCTGTCTTACTTTAGGTTTGATGTTATTACCTGTTGAATTGATGTAATCAAACAACTCTTCTTTCTTCATTGTGTGAAGGTAGAAATGCTCCATAGGTAATTTACTTGCTGGAACTCCTCTGATGTATTTTTTTGCACTTGCTTTGAATTTTGCTGGCATAATGTTCTCCTGTGTTATATTGTTAAATTGGGGAGGGCATTTTCATCCCTCAGTGTATGTTCAGACATAACCTCCACACTCATTCATCTAGGAAAATGTGGTTTCCTTTTTCTTTTCATATAGATATTATACTGGATTTGTGACTGATTGTCAAGAACTATTTTGAATTAACATAAAGAATTTTGATGTTAAGTTATTTGAAGCAAAAAAATGGGACACCGAAGCATCCCATTACAAAGTGTTCCTCTTTGTGATTTTTTAAGTGGTCATGTCGGCATTATTCATGAACCTATCCACTGTGTAGCTAGAGGCGAAGGATATTACGAACTTCAATCTACGACTTTCGTCTATGGTATACTGCTCATTTCGCAACGCTTATCTACTGCTGTCGACTAATCGAGTGCGAACTTCTACAGTATATCTACTGAGTGAAGGGGCGACCTCCGTTCTCGTTCCAATCTCTTTCCTACTCAAAGGTAGCGACAAAATCGTGTCATACTGCCCACTCGTCCCGCAGTATGAAGTGGAAACCTCCTCTGTTTCCTTACTCCACTGGATACTATGCTCTCATTACTTGATGGCGTGGGACTTGCCCTACTACTTGCACACTGAGTATCAGTTGATGTGTCTGCTTACTTCCGTGACACCCTAAGGTGGCAGACAACGAGGTTTACTTCTTCGTATTTCGACTTGACAGTTAAAACTGAATCGCATCTAATCTACAAGCGTGGTTTCCTCACTCTGGGGTTGATTGTTTGGTCGTAATCCACCCTGTTCAATTACCTCTACTTTAGTAAACCCGAAGGTCGTAACGCCCATTAAAGCAGTAAAACAAATCGCTTTTATACTATCGAGATAGTGCCGAGTTATTTTGTTGCGTTGACTCTGCTTATCGCCTTAATCTACTCCAAGCAAAATGTTGGAGAGTACGGACTTATTGAAAGTATCCACTCAAACTCTTAACCGACCAGTTCATCGGGTATGTACTCGCTTCCTGCTGCGGAGGATATGTCTACATACGACTGTCAAAAGCGGATATTATCTCGGTTAACGCAATCTATCAATATCTAACTAGCATACGGCAGTTTTTTACGTGACGCCTCACTTACAAACTAACTCTCACTTATTTTTTCGCTCTCCCTCCTCCGAAGAGTCTGGGGTCACTGCTGAAACATTAATTTTTATGATTTAATGTTAGTTTGTCTATTCGTTGGTGCGGTACTCATCCGAAGATACTTTTTGCACTCTTTTTTCTTTCTGAATATAAATATATTATATCCACTTTTTAACCATTTGTCAAGAAGAATTTTGATTTTTTTACTACTTGGTAGTTATAAATCTAACTCAGTCCCAACGGGGTCGCTTTATAACTGCATTGCAATTAGAGCAGCGACTAGAAGTAATGTCATACTTCCTACAACCTCAGTAAAACTCATGTTTACTAGATTGCTCATCTCTTCTGTGATGTAGTTTAATACCCACACCAATATTCCACCTGATATTATTATTCCAAATACTACCATAAAGAAGTTTACTATAAAGTTTTCCATTTCTTCTCCTTTTTAAATATAAGTATATTATACTCACTTTTTTACCATTTGTCAAGAACTATTTAAGGAGAACTTGACGAAACTTTGAAAAGGGCAGAGATACTTTGCAGGTCAAGAGTCGAACTTGCTACTTCCATTTGGTGTGCTTCCGAAGACACTTCTCCAAAGTAGATACCCTTTTCAAAATTGATTACTTAGGGTAATCACTCCTTGACACTCTTACTGTGAGATTGCGTCAACTAATCTCTGTAGGTCTGCTTTACCTGCTTTCACTAGAGTTGGTAGTTCGATTCCGAAGTGTTCTTGAATCTCGCTTACTAATTCTGCTTTTGCCACTACTGGTTCGCCAGATTTAGTTGTTCTAGGTTGTGCAATGTAGACACCTTCTCTACTTAGTTTCGCTATGATACTTCTAGTTGTTTTACCGAAGTGTCTTGCTAACTCGTCTACAGTTTCTCTTGTAGGGTTGTCAGTGTATGCTGTAGTCATTTCTGAAACCATTTCTTCTGTGTAATTTTTAGCGTTTGCCATTGTTATTCTCCCAAATAATTTTTTTCTTAATATGAGTATATTATACTCGATTTTCCATTTCTTGTCAAGGATATAATCGAAAAACTTTACTTTGGTTGCATTTTGATTTTTCATTGTATTCTCCTTTTTCGTTATAGGTATATTATAGTCGATTTACCTATATTTGTCAAGAACAAATGCGATGTTTTTAGTCCCAATCGCCATTCAAATAGGACATTGCTAATCCTCCCACAACTGCGAGGATTGTTATGACAGGACTTTCTGCCCAAAGTATTTGGAATAGTACTGACAGTCCCGCGTACATAAATATAGCGATTAAAACGTATAGCAGTAGATTTTCCATATTACTTTTATCTCCTTTTGAATATAAATATATTATACACACTTTATATTCGTTTGTCAATAAGAAATGTGATTTATTTATCACTAAACCACAAATTGATTCGGGGGGCGGGACGCGAAACCACCTCGCTTCGCTCGAATTAACGCCAATAAACGCTAATTAGTGCAAATTTCTTATAATTTCTCTTGACACCCGCCGAGATGTGTGATATACTATAAATAAGATAATTATAGACTCGCTCGTTTTAGCACTTTGCGCAATTTCGCTTTTGCACTTCACTTTTGCACTTCGTTTTTGCACTTTGGCGCTAAAGCGCAATTGGGGCCTCACTGTGTCCCGCAAACCCGCGCTCTTGCGTTCGTCTTTCGCTGGTTGTTCCCACTGTGGTAGACTAGTGATTGAAACTATTTCATCTAATTTTGAAAAAACTATTGACAAGCTTGTCAGAGTGTGGTAAAATCGGCGCGATTTGCCAAAGTGAACAAATGTTCCTAAAAATAATTCATTTATTTTCGCTTTACCTATTGATATCTTCAGGAATGTCTGTATAATAGTTGTTATATTAAGGAGAACATGATGAAAAACGAAAAAGCGAAAAAAGTCCACAAAACAAAAGCAAC